CAACTGCAGACCGGAGTACTAAAAAATGGAATAGTGCAGACGCCGTCTGGGCGGCAGTACTACTGGCCCAATGTAGTAAGACGCAGCAACGGCGGTGTTAGCAATGGTACGCAGATATTAAATTACCCAGTGCAAGGCTTCTCCGCTGACATGGTTCAACTAGCATGTATCAGAGCATTCCGACTATTCAAACAGTCTGGTCTGAGGAGTAAAATGATCCTGACTGTGCATGACTCAATCGTCGTAGACACACATCCTGATGAGACTGAAGAAGTCAAATCCATACTAGTCGAAGCAATGACCCGCATAGATATAGATATGCAGACACGCTACGAATATAAACCTGTAGTACCTTTCGATGTAGAAATAACAATGGGAAAAAACTGGCTTGATCAGGAAGAACTGTCGTTGACAAACGCCACTTAGTTATGGTAAAATGATAGTTCAAATCAAGGAGACAAAATGTCTGATATAATTCCCGTTGAGGGCGGCATGTCGCCAGATGAATTGGCTGATATGCTTGGCGCTGCAGATGCGCCTAAATCGGTTAGAATACCGGCCTTAAAGATCAATTCTCAGGGCGAGGACAAAGACGGCAACCAAATTCCACTGGGTGCATTCTTTTTAAATATAGATGAAGAACGTGTGTATGCCAAAGACGGCGTAGTACTCCATGCGCTATCAAATCACGTACAGTATATGCACTGGGACGATGGCAGGCTAGTCAACAAGTCCAGACTTATTATCAATAAACGAGATGAAGCCCGTGATCAACTAGGTGGCACAATGTGCGGGATGCCTACCTATGAGCAGTCGGTTCAGATGACTCCGGAGCAGCGGAAAGAGTACGAAGGCCGTGATCGATATCGTGTGATACGTGGTCTAGTATCATACACCGGCAAGACGGCTTCCGGAGAAACACGTACCATAGAAAATGAGCCGGTGATCTTGTCGCTCAAGCGCAAGAACTACGGCCCGTTCTACCATGATGTAATAAAGCGCATCCCGTCTGATGGTAAGTTCTTCAATTATCGGCTGTCTCTAACGGCTGATAAACAGACCACCGACAAGGGTGCTAAATACTACATCATGCGCTTCAGTCCTGATTTACAGAATAAGATCACTTTAGACCAGAAACTGTACGACAGTATGACTGCAGTCGCACTTATGGTTAAGTCTGAGAATGAGCGTATAGATCGATCATACTTCGATGCGATTGCCCGTAAAGCAGACGAGGTCGAACAGGACCGGATAATGGAAGAGGTTAATACTCTAGAACACGACTTTTAAAAAGTGGGTGTTATAGTTGGTATGACCAATGAGGATTATCACGCGACTGCTGATATTTCCTCAACCACAGTCAAGACTGTCTGGAAAAAGTCTCTGGCTCACTGGAAGGGTCAGAAATTTACCAGTAGCCCCGCTCTCCTAATCGGCTCTGCATTACATGGCATACTGTTAGAGCCTCATAGGGAGATAGCCATTAAAGGTCCAAAGACCAGACGGTCCAAGGCTTATATTGAGATGGAGCAGGACTTAGGTCCGGATCAGGTGCTGCTGACCGAAGGCGAGTGGTACATGGTCAAGGGGATGGCTAAGTCGGCAATGGCTAATCCGGCCTTCCGGAAGGTGCTTGAGCATCCAGACCGGCAGAACGAGGTGTCAATCTTTGCGGAGTGTCCCAGTACTGGTATTTCTGTCAAAGCTCGGCCTGACTGCATGGTCGAGGGGATTGTCTACGATGTTAAATCTACCATCGACAGCAGTCCTGACGGCTTTTCAAAAGAGTGCTGGAAGTATGCGTATCCAATCCAAGCTGCTTACTACTTGTACGTCTGCAAGTTGGCTCAGATCGACGTGGAAGAGTTCTCCTTTCTAGCAATTGAAAAGACGGCTCCATACGTTGCCCACCAGCACGTTGTAAGTCCGGAATTAATGGACTGGGCGCATGAGCAAGTTCTGGCAACCCTACGCCGGATAGCAGACGCCAAGCAGTTAGACGATTATGGAACTGGATGGGGTGACTTCACCCTGCTTGAGAAACCAAAGTGGCTATAGCAGTCTCGTCTGCCAAAGCCAAAGGTCGGCGTCTCCAGCAATATGTCAGGGATCAAATTTTAGGTTTGTTTCCAACGCTAGAGCCGGACGATGTCAGATCAACCAGCATGGGTGCTGGCGGTGAGGATGTACAATTATCCCCCGCTGCCAGACGCCTATTCCCGTACTCAGTCGAGTGCAAGTCAAACAAGTCTTTTGCCATCTACAAGATCATGGAACAGGCCACCGACAACTGCCCAAAAGGTGCCACTCCATTGGCAATAATCAAGGGTGATCGTCAGAAGCCATTGGCTGTGATTGACGCGCAAGTATTTTTCAAACTGACCAAAAAAGGCCGATAATGGATATCGAAGATTTTGAAGACAATTCGATGGTCATTTTGATGACTATAAATGAGGAAGATGGTGGTTTGGACCTCAAAGTAGGTCACTCCATTGCCGACGATTTTGATGATGAGGAGAAGTCGTTTTATCTAGACATGTTGAATGGCATCATCATCAACATGCGGGAAGGCATCGACAAATTAGCCTTCGACGGCATGGTTGCAAGGCACTTAGCCAAACTAACCGGTCAGGACATTGATGATGACTTGTCTGACGATATTTCCAGTGATCGACATGCTGATCTCCTAAAAGAAATCAAAGACATTGCCCTTGGCCCTGACGGCGAGAATGTAGTGGCCTTCAAAAGGAAGCTGCATTGATGGCTAAGTGGTCAGAGAATGAATGGCACCAAGCCGCAATCGACGTACCAAATATGGTACATCAACCACCGCATTATAACGAAGGTACTATTGAATGTATTGAGTACATCCAAGACTTCCTAAACAAAGAAGAATACATAGGCTACCTGCGCGGTAACATTGCTAAATACCAACACAGGTGGCGGTATAAAGGCGGTATACAGGACTTAAATAAATCTCGTTGGTACTTGGACCGGTTAATTTCCGAATTGGAGACTGACCAGTGATCACGCAGCAAGATATCGATGATGTAGCCGAAGTGGCTGATCCAATCCCACTGAAAACGCCACTAGAAATGGTTCGCCAATTTGCCATGATCATGGATCATCCACTGGATGAAAACTGGAAGTTTAATCGTGAACTGGAAGACCTCAGATACCGGCTGGTGGCAGAGGAATTTGGCGAGTTCTCTGACGAGAGTGATGCTGGAAATCACCCTGCAGCAATGCTCTCAGAATTAGCGGATTTAGTTTATGTAGCTTACGGCTACGCAGCCACCTTTGGCTGGGATTTAGACGAAGCAGTCAGACGCATTCATGCCGCCAATATGAGCAAGTTAGGACCAGACGGTAAGCCGCTTTACCGGCCTGATGGCAAGGTTCTCAAAGGACCAAATTACAAAAAAGCAGACCTATCAGATTTAGTAAGGACCACAAATGCATAGTAACTACCTACCTACAGACTATCAGACATTCATCGCAACCAGCCGCTACGCACGTTGGCTGGAAGACGAAGGACGCCGTGAGACATGGTCTGAGACAGTCGATAGATATATGTTTAATATCGTCAATACGTGGCTCAAGCCTGTCGATCAGGCAGAGATGCGTGATGCCATCCTCTCACTAGCCGTGATGCCTAGCATGAGGTCGTTGATGTGTGCAGGCGAGGCAAGTAAGCGTGACAATACTTGCATGTATAATTGCTCTTATTTAGCCGTAGATAGAAAAGAAGCCTTCGACGAGGCAATGTTTATTCTCCTCTGTGGAACTGGGGTTGGCTTCTCTGTTGAGCAGCAATACATCAACCTCCTTCCCGAAGTTCCTGCATTGTCGGAGTGTGAAACCACAATCGTTGTGAAGGATAGTAAAGAAGGTTGGGCAAAGGCTCTCAGGCAAGTTCTAGCACTCCTTTGGGCGGGTGAAATTCCACAGTGGGATGTATCGCGGGTACGTCCCGCTGGAGCGAGGCTGAAGACGTTTGGCGGTAGAGCATCTGGACCTGCGCCATTGGTAGATTTGTTCAATTTTGCAGTGGCTAAATTTAAAGGCGCACAAGGCCGGAAGTTGTATTCGATAGAATGTCACGACATTATGTGTAAGATTGGCGAGGTAGTTGTAGTCGGAGGTGTTCGACGCAGTGCCATGATTTCATTGTCAAATTTAGAAGATGACAAGATGCGCCATGCCAAGGCAGGCACGGGTTGGTACGCAACCGAAAAACAGAGAAATTTAGCAAATAACTCAGTTGCGTATACTGAAAAACCAGACATGGCTGCATTTATGCGTGAGTGGGTTAGCCTAATGGAGAGTGGGACCGGTGAACGTGGTATCTTTAATAGGCAGGCTTGCAAAGATTTGGCAGACAAGTCCGGACGCAGAAAATCTGACTATGCCTTCGGTTGCAACCCGTGTTCGGAGATCAGCCTACGCCCAAACCAGTTTTGCAATCTTACGGAAGCGGTTATCAGGGCCACAGATACCGTCGAAGATATCGCGGAAAAGGTCCGACTTGCTACCGTACTTGGTACTATCCAATCCACATATACCAAGTTCCCTTACTTGCGGAAAATCTGGGCAGACAACACAGAAGAGGAGCGGCTTTTAGGCGTTAGTCTGACCGGTATTATGGACAATCCTTTGATGACTTTATCCAACGAAGGTCTGGCTGATACTCTTGAGCATCTCAAACAAATAGCCATTGATACCAATAAAGAATGGTCAAAGAAATTAGGCATTCCACAGTCCACCGCCATAACTTGTGTTAAGCCAAGTGGTACGGTTTCACAATTGTGTGATAGCGCGTCTGGGATACACCCACGGCATTCTCCTTATTACATTCGTACCGTCAGGGGTGATTCCAAAGACCCACTCACGAAACTAATGTCTGATCAAGGCATACCAAATGAGCCTTGTGTCCATAATGGAGATACAACCGTTGTATTCTCATTTCCGGTAAAATCTCCAGTAGGAGCGGTCCACACTCAAGATGTGTCTGCCATCGACCAACTTAAACTCTGGCTGGCTTACCAGCGACATTGGTGTGAGCATAAGCCATCAATTACCTGCAATGTTAGACCACATGAGTGGCTAGACGTTGGGGCCTTTGTATATGAGCATTTCGATGAAATGAGCGGGGTATCCTTCCTGCCATTCGATGACCACATATACCAGCAGGCTCCATATCAGGACTGCCAGGCTACTGACTATCACATACTGCTGGATCAGATGCCCAAAAAGATCGATTGGACAAAATTATCCGAATACGAATTGGAAGACACCACGTCTGGGATGCAGACATTAGCCTGTTCCGGAGACGTGTGTGAAATGGTTGATATAACCTAGTAAATGGAGTACACATATGTGGATATACGTGGTTGTACTAATACAAATGGGGCAGTACCGAGTACATGCCCCAAACGTGGTATTTAAGCATCAAGATCAATGTGAGTCATGGCAGAAATTGGATACTGGTCGATTGAAAAGTACCGCGCCTAGTCCTGATCATAAAGTGATATCCATGTGTGTACAATTGCCGCAAGAAGCCTGACGCTGCTTGTAGGGGTGATCTAGATACGGTATAAGAAGTTATCATCAAAGCAAGTGGTCGCTTTCGATGCAAGAGTACGCTTGGCTTCGTGGTTGGGGCTGGGCGTACTCGTCTAATAAGGAATTAACTCCTTCATCTGACTAGCAGTATTGGTGATAGACTGTTCCGCACTTGTAACAGTATCCCAGAATGAATACACTGGCTGACGATCCTCTTCTGTGTATAAACCTACCCGTAGACCGG